CTAATCACGATCGAAGGAATATTTGATGCGAAAGGTAAACCGGTCCTCGACAAGAAAACTAAGGAACCTAAAAAGATACCGGACCCAGGGTGGCTTCTTTTTGAGAAGTGCATGCGAGGCGACCCGACTGACAATGTTTTTTCAGCGTTTCCTGGAGTCCGTACAAAAGGGACGAAAAGCAAAGTCGGCTTGGCGGAGGCGTTCGCAGATAGAGAAAAACAAGGATACAACTGGAATAACATGATGCTACAACGATGGGTTGACCCTGATGGGGTAGAACACAGAGTATTAGATGACTACGAAAGAAATAAAATGTTGGTAGACTTGACAGCACAGCCAGAAGATGTTAAACTTATAATTGATACTGCCATACGCGAACAAGTTAGTCACAAAGATGTGGGACAAGTGGGTGTAAGATTCCTTCAATTCTGCGGAAAATACCAACTCAACCAGTGTAGCGAAAACGCAGAAAGTTTTGGTAGTTGGATGAATGCCACATATACAGGCGCACTAAATGGATAAGACTATACGTATTTTTAGAATTGCATTGGTTTTGTGTGTGACAATTTTGTCAGTGGTAATGTTTGTGATGTTAGATGATAACACAGTCAAGTATGACTGTAGTATGTTGATTGGCGGATGGCATCCGGATGTATCAATCGACATACAGAAAAAATGTCGAGCAAGGATGAATAAATGACATTAGTAGCTAAACCTATAGTTGATAAACAGTTTTGGGTAATACAGAGAGATGAAAAGAAAGTTGGCAATGTAGAAGCTTATGCCGGCGGATATCAAGTTAAGATAAACAATCAGGTAGTGGCTCAATACAAAACTCTTAAACTAGTTGAACGCAGCATTGATATTCAATTTGTAGCAGCCAATAAGCCCGCTAAAAAGAAATTGCCAACACACGAAGTACACGGTTATCCAACAAGCGGTCGTGTTTATAACCCTATGTGGGACGTGCCACAAAAGTTACCTGTTTATACCAAGACAAAGAAAAGCAAAAGTTGGTATGCTGCCGGATGGTACACTGTCAAAAAAGGTCGCAAGTGGGAAGCTATGCAAGATCCAAAATTAATCTTATTACAAAGATACCCTTACAAGGGACCATTCCATAACAAAGAAGAGGCAGAACCAAAATGACCAATCCCTTTTACGATTCAGAAAAATTCATGACAGCTTGCGAACAAACCGTTACAGGCGTCAACGAAGACCAATTCAAAATGTATTGTAATCTAATCTCAGAAGAGTACAATGAATTGCTAGAGGCATTGGCGCAAGATGATAAAGTCGAAACACTAGATGCGTTGGTGGATATTTTAGTTGTCACCATAGGTGCCATACATTCAATGGGTGCCGACGGAGAAGGAGCATGGCGCGAAGTAATGGCCACTAATTTTTCCAAAATAGATCGCAGATTAGGAAAAGTACGCCGAAGAGACGACGGGAAGATTTTGAAACCGGACGGATGGACTCCGCCTGATTTAGAGAAATTTTTAAAGAGAGAACATTGAGCTTACATCTACAAAAATTTATAGAAAGAATAAGGGGCCACGATGCTCGTGGTGTCAAGGATTTCGTCATGCCAATGGTAGATGCCAAAGGCATGCACGCTGACCTTACTGAACTTTTATTGGAATTAAAACAACTTAAAGAATCTGCCGCTACATCAAAAAATGACGTTGTGGAATTTAAAATAGATGGTGGAAAATTTTAATATGCGTCTATATGTTGTATAAATATTAATATGCATTTAACTGTTAATCCCACGCGGCAGGAGAGATTCAAGTGAGTCGGCCTAAACCAACCGTACTTGCGGAACTCACCAACAAGTCCACTTACAAAAGCGAACAAGTGTTGGCTTCTGACGGAATTTGGGCGGTTTATTATTCTAATGAACCCATTAACTTGAAAACCAGTAACATGCTGGTTCAGTATCCTGGACCTAAATATAAAAAGGTATCATTTAGTAATCCAGGACATGCTATCAATCTAGCTAAGAAACTTAATCAACAGTTTAAAACCGACCAATTTAGTGTGGTATTGCTAAAACAAGGCGACAAGATATTTCCGTAAAGTGCGTAATAAAATAGAGTTTACCAAGCAATTAGTAGATGAATTATCTAAGATACGCGAAGTAACTGTGGATTTTGCCAAACTATATTGGTGGTTCAATCTTCGCAACACAGGCGGATTTCGACTTACAGATGAAGGATATCATGTTCTGGCGCACGAACTAAAGCACAAGCACTACGAATTCCCTGTTAAAAATACCGTTAGGTTCACCCCAGAAGTTATGTTAGCATTAGATCGTAAGCTGCAAATGCCGTATTATATAAAGATGTACAGTGGAATGGTTCGATCCTACAGCGTGATATTTTTCGGAGACCAGGAAGCCATGTTGATCAATTTGTATGGCGATTTAATAAAATTTTTGGATAACTATTCGGTAGATTAGTATCAAAAAATCAGCTAAACTGTATTAGTTCTGCCAATTGGGGCTAAATATTTGTATATGGACCAGAAAACAAAATCCCTAGAAAAGTTTTCATCTACGCTCAAGCGTATAAACAATTCTAATGATAAAATATCAAAGTCTAATCAAATACGTGAGAAAGCTTTTATATCTGCTCACTGTCGCGGTAATCCACCAATTGACAATAACGTCATAAAAGGATTTAACTAATATGATTGAATTAACTGCTGTAGTAGTTGTAACTGTAATTGTGTACTCTGTAATCGAAATCAAAGATTATATCGATTATAAGTTGCATTAATATCGATGCTGATGATAATGTCAGTGTCTGTATGGTAACAGAGATGTTACATTTTAAAAAAAAAGGAAAAAGAATGAAAAAGTTATTTTTAATGGCGATGGTAATCGCAAGCACAGGACTGGCGCAAGCACAATCCAACGTAACACTATATGGAACTTTAGATGCATCTGTATACAGTATCAATAACTCATCAGGTCTGGTAGACTCTAGCATGACATCAAGCTTGTGGGGCATCAAAGCCACAGAAGATGTTGGTAATGGTACAAAAGCCGTAGCCAATATTGAAGGTGATTTGCAAACCAACAATGGTGGTATGAATCAAAACGGTCTGTTTCGTCGTGCGGCCTACGTGGGCTTGGCTAACAACCAATTGGGCGAGATTGATCTAGGGCTTAAAATCAATCCAATGATTTCTGCTGCCAATAGCATACTGCCATTAGCAGGTAATAGTGTAAACTTTACGACAGAAATCGCTCTAGGATATGCTGACTTCTTTAACAAGAATGCAGTGACTTATTCCTCTCCTAAAATTGCCGGAACAACTGCTACTGTACAATTTGGATTGGGTAATCAAACCAGCGCAGATGGCACTGATATCGCATCAGGTAGCGTTACGGCTTTTAATTTAATTTATTCCGGCATCAACAACTTGAATGTAATCGTTGCTGGTCAAGAACGTCATAATGGCGGAGCTGCCAATGTGTCTGCGAATAGTAATAGTCCAGGCAAACTTACATATCTTGCTGGTGCTAATTATAAATTGGGTAACTTGTCTGTCGGAGCTGGTTATGTATCCAACAAGACTGATACAGGCACAGCAGTGGGCAACGTTAATGCCGAAATGGTAGGCGTTGGTTATCAGCTGACTCCGGTAGTACTGTTAGGTGCTAACTATGTTAGAACTAATGACAATTCCAGTTTGACCAATGTGCAAGCTCACTATAGTTTCAGCAAGCGTACCGAAGTGTATGCTCAACTGGGATATGCTCAGAACGGCGCAACGACAAGTAATCCTATTGCTCCTATTTTCCAAACAACTGGTACTAGCCCAGGCGTAGATATCAATGGTTACTCGGGAGTAGCCGGACAGAATCAAACAGGTGCTGGAGTTGGTATCATTCATCGTTTCTAATTTTTAATTAGTACACAACCCGCTTCGGCGGGTTTTTCTTGACTTTTTATTATAAATATCGTATAATGTAAGTATTGTTGTATGAAGTAAACCGAAAGGTGTTGCGGACCCGGGGGCAGAGCCCGGCACCTCCACCATAAGCATTTTGTTACAGAGTGTTTATGGAGGGGGTGACACAGTTTCGACGTGGCAATAAGTAAGTAAACGGACAACACGAGAGTTGACTGACGTAATCAGCAAAATTTTATAACTGCAAATGACGAGTTATTTTTGGCTGCCGCTTAAAAAACGGTAAGTGAGGGCAATTATGCCTAGTAACAGAAAATAGTATAA